TACAGGTACTTTGCGCTTAGATAGTGCGGTTGTGTTTAATAGAATAAGAGATAGCATTGTTGACGTTGCTATCGGGAATGATACTATAAAGATTTTAAAGCAAGAATATAACGCAGCCTTATCAAGTATTTTAACATGGACAATTACGCCTAAATTTCCCATTCAATTAAAGGCGTATATTTTGGTTTTTAGGAACGGTCAACTTTTAAACAATGACCAATATAATTTAACTGACACAAATAAAATTACTGTTGTTTCTACCTCGTTTAAAATAGGTGCAAATTATACCGTCGCAACTGTTAGCGGTATTGGTTCGGTCGGATCTGCCCAGGCAGGAAATCCTGTTTATCCTGAGGCAGGCATAGCCTTGTCAACTGGTTCAACGTGGGCTTCTTCAATTACAAATAATTCAAGTAATTGGAATACAGCATTTACCGATAGACTAAAATGGGATGGTGGTATTACAGGGCTTGTAGCATCTACAGGAAGAACAAGTTTAGGAGGTACAACTATTGGACAGTCAATGTTTACTTTAACTAATCCTTCTGCCATTACCTTTCCACAGTTTAACGCGGATAACAGTGTTACAACCTTATCTGCAGCTTCGTTTCGGAGTGCCATTGGTGCAGGCACTGTAACAAGTGTAATTGCATCTACTACGGTAGGAAATCCTATATCAATCACAAATAATACCACTACGCCAACAATAGAATTATTAAGCGCAACAACCGCAAGAAATGGGTATTTGACTTCAAGTGATTGGACTACATTTAATAATAAACAAGCCGCTTTAGGATTTACGCCAGCAAATAGCACAATAACTATAGCAACAACCGCACCATTACAAGGTGGAGGCAATTTAACGGCAAATAGAACTTTATCCATAACACAGGCAACAACTTCTGCAGATGGTTTTTTAACGTCAACCGATTGGAACACTTTTAATGGAAAACAAAATACGTTAGTTTCCGGAACAACAATTAAAACAGTAAACGGAACGACTTTATTAGGTAGTGGAAATTTATCTGTAGGTACATTGGTTAGTACTGATACCGCTTCGCTTTCAAATAGGATTAACTTAAAGTTTAATACTGCGGACACATCTCAATTAAACCTTACTTCAAGATTTAACACTAAGGTAAATTTATCTGACACTCTAAATATGTTAGCTCCCTACCTTCGTAAAGCTGACACGACAAATATGTTACTTCCATATTTTAGAGACGCTGATACCACATCATTAAACCTTACAAATAGATTTAATACTAAGCTAAATATAACTGACACTACTTTAATGTTATCTAAATATCTAAGAAAATTAGATACAATTACTTTGAGTAATAGAATAAATTTAAAATTAAATATATCGGACACGACAAATATGTTATTACCATACTTTCGTGATGCTGATACAACATCATTAAATTTAACTTCCAGACTAAACACTAAATTAAATATATCTGACACTTTAAATATGTTAGCTCCCTACCTTCGTAAAGCTGACACGACAAATATGTTATTGCCATACCTAAGGAAGGCAGATACTACACAATTAAATTTAACTTCAAGATTTGCGACTAAATTAAATTATACAGATACTTCTTTTTTGTTTACTCAATCAGATACGTCTCAATTAAATTTAACAAATAGATTTGCCGCAAAGCAAAATACCTTAGTTTCTGGAACAACAATCAAAACAGTTAATTCAACTACTTTATTAGGTAGTGGAAATTTATCTGTAGGTACGTTGGTAGGTACTGATACCGTATCACTATCAAATAGGATTAGCTTAAAGTTTAATACTGCGGACACATCTCAATTAAACCTTACTTCAAGATTTGCGACTAAATTAAATTATACTGATACATCTTTTTTGTTTACTCAATCAGATACGTCTCAATTAAATTTAACAAATAGATTTGCTGCAAAACAAAACATTTTAAACGGCACGGGATTTGTCAAGGCATCGGGAACAAATATAACCTACGATAATTCAAGTTACCTTCGCACTGGTTTGGCTGATTCAACCTATTTAAAATTGACAGGTGGAACTTTAACGGGGGCGTTAAATGGGACAACGGCAACATTTAGTAATATTATAACAAGTACTAATAGTATAAATTTAAAAAACTCTGAACCTTTTAATGTATTATCTATTGACGCTGCCCCAACCATTGGCTCATCAAACAACAAAATATCAACTTTTAATACAACAGGATTATCATTTCAAACTGGAGGAGTTGAAAGATTTAGAATACAATCAGATGGAACACCGATATTTTATAATAATACATTTTTTCAAGAATATGCAATTTTTTCAAAAGGTATATTAGATACATTTAACTTGTTTAACAATGATGGTTATGCTACATTACAAATTAGTCAAGCCCCAAATATTGGCTCATCAAACAATAAGATATCAACAATAAATACAACAGGATTATTATTTGAAACAGCAGGTTCTGAAAGATTTAGAATACAATCAGATGGAATATCAATTTTTTCAAGTCAAGTAAAAATAAATAATAGTAATACAGTTTTCAACGAAGATTCAGGCGACTTTGATACAAGGATTGAAAGTGATGGGAACTCAAACATGGTTTTTGTTGATGCCTCGACTAATCGCGTTGGCATTGGTACAAATACTCCATCGTACACTCTTGACGTTACAGGAACACTTGGTGTTACAGGCGCAGCCACTTTGTCAGACGATTTAATTTTAAGAACATCTGGAGGTTCAAGATTTCAAACTGCAATTAGGCATTATTACGAACAACAAAGTAGATACGCTGGAGAAATTCAATTTTTACCGAGTGGTTCTGCAGGTAGTGCATTAGCATTTATAACAAATCAAAGTGGATTTGGACAAACAGAAAGAATGAGGATTGATGAATTTGGTCGTATTGGCATTGGTACAAATACGCCTTCATATACTCTTGATGTTAACGGCACCCTCGGTGTAACAGGTGCGGTCACTCTTTCTACAACCACGGTATCGCCTACAAGTTTACTTGGCAAAGATGGAAGTAATGTTGTGGGAACAGTTACAACGGTGGCGCAAACGGGGTTAATGACAAGAAACATTGTAACAGATGCTTCAACTATTTCAGGCAGCGAGTTAATAAATGTAACTCATGGACTTAGCTCAGAACCTACAGCGGTTTTGCTTACTGTTTTTGGTTCAACAAATTACATTTTACAAGTTGCAAGTAAAACTTCATCTACATTTACAGTTCAAGTTAAAAATTACAATGGTACTCCCGCAATAAATGCTACATTAATATCTTTCTCATGGTTAGCAATAAAATAAAAAACATGAAACAACTCATTCCCATTTTCCTATTCCTTTTGCCTTGCTTTGCCTTGGCTCAATATCCGAGCAACGGCAACCAAAAGATAACACTTGGAGAACAAACAACTGCTGACGGGCTTATATTTCGAGGACTTGCAGCAGATACCATCCGTAAGCCTTCCATTGATACAATGGCATATATTATTTTAGATACGGCAACAAACATTCAATGGCATTACAAAAAGGCGGTGAGTAATGCGTGGGTAAGAATAGGAGGTATATCTGTAAGCGGAACAAGTGGACAGGTAGCTTATTTTGACGGCAATACATCGGTAACGGGTGACGCAGGGTTAATTTATTCATCTGCAAATAAAACATTAGGAATAAACACCGCAACCACATCAGGTGCTAACTTGATTATAAAAAATAGTCAAGAGCCTGCAAGAAGCACATTTTTAGCTCAACAAACTTTTGGAGCTGATACAACAAATTGGACACGAGGCACAGGATGGACATTTAATGGCACATTAGCCGTAGCAACGGCGGCAACGGGAGATTTGACTTATATTACTTTGCCTGACACTATTATATCGGGTAGGGCTTATGAAATAACATATACACAAAGTGGTTATATTTCAGGTACGGCAACCATAGCATTAGGCAATGTTACTTTAGCTATTCCTCAATATAATTTGACTGGCAATATTATCCTTTTATTGCCCACATCTGCAACGGGTGGTTTTCGTATAACGACATCAACCTATACAGGTAATTTAGATAACATTTCAATCGTAGAAATTTCAAACCAATCACCTATTTTATTTGCAGGGCAAGACGATGTGTCGAGTACTTTATATAATTCTTTAAGAATGCCAAATAGCACAACATTTGCTTTTGGTGGAGGTGCAAGTTATACAACAGGAACTAGTAATGTAGCTAATGGCTCAAGTGCGCTTTTATCTAATACAACAGGAACTAGTAATATAGCTAATGGCTTAAATGCGCTTCGATCTAATACAACAGGAAGTAATAATGTAGCTAATGGCACAAGTGCGCTTCAATCTAATACAACAGGAATTAATAATGTAGCTAATGGCACAAATGCGCTTTTTTCAAATACAACAGGAAATAATAATGTAGCTAATGGTTTAAATGCGCTTTTTTCAAATACAACAGCAAGTGATAATATAGCTAATGGCTCAAGTGCGCTTCGATTTAATACAACAGGAGGTACTAATGTAGCTAATGGTGCAGATGCGCTTCGATCTAATACAACAGGAAGTAGTAATGTAGCTAATGGCGTAAGTGCGCTTCAATTTAATACAACAGGAGGTACTAATGTAGCTAATGGCACAAGTGCGCTTCGATCTAATACAACAGGAAGTAATAATGTAGCTAATGGCACAAGTGCGCTTCGATCTAATACAACAGGAAATAATAATGTAGCTAATGGTTTAAATGCAATGTACAACACAAACGTTAGCGACACATTGACAGGGTCAAATAACATTGCCATTGGTACTAATGCAGCCGATAATATTAGATTTGAAGCCGCTGGCAACGTTGCTATTGGAAATGCCGTTGACTTGCCTATACAAAATGGCTCAAATCAAGGTGTTTATCAAAATGCTTTATTTATAACTGGAGCAAGTGGCACAGGAACAAATATAGCAGGTAATGTTGGTATAGCAGTAAACACTCCCACCGCAAGACTTCATCTTGCACAAGGCACCGCCACCGCCTCAACCGCACCATTGAAATTTACAAGTGGTACAAACCTTACAACAGCTGAGGCAGGAGCAATGGAGTTTAACGGGACAAACTTATTCTTTTCTCCATCCACAACAAGACACACGGTTAACCACGGCTTAACAGGCTCGGCAACGCTTGATTTTGCTTCTACTAATGCCCAAAATTCAAGAGATTTGACTATCGCAGTAACAGGTGCAGCAGACGGTGACGTTGTTTCTTTAGGCGTTCCAAATGCTGCTGTAAATGCAAATACAAGTTATTCCGCGTGGGTATCTGCAGCCAACACAGTAACAGTTAGATTCAATAATTATTCCATTGGAACCGTTGACCCAGCCTCAGGTTCATTCAAAGTTTTTGTAACTAAATAAAAAATAATCATGAATAAGATTTTAATTTTATTGGCTTTTTGCACCAGCATTTTAAATGCTCAATCACCTATTTTTGATACGGCTTATGTCATTTCAAAAAATAGCAAGTTTTATCTTTTGAATAGGATTGAATACGATGATGATTCGTACTATGAAAAAGTTACCATCATTGGCGATACCTCACAATTTTACATTTCAGCATTGCAGAAATTTGAAAGAACGGCAAATAGTTATGCTAACTTTGTAAATGGTTCGTATTTCTATTCAAAAGAAATTACAGGGGCTTTGCGTGAAAATACTGGCATTACGCAAATTACAGGAAAAAGTCCTATTGATTCTTTAGGTTTGCAAACCTTTGAACATTTAAGCGATTCAACCTTTAGATGGGTAATTAACACAGGTAGCGGAGCGATTCCGATAACTTGGAACATAGCGGCTAATAGCTCTTTGCGTTACACGGTGCAAGGTACAACGGCAAAAGTTTTATATGGTTTTGGAAAATCATTGATACGTTTAAACGGATTTCCAACAACAGGAAATTTCTTAGATTTGTATTGGGACGAAGGTAGAAAATTATATGTTTCACAGGATGGAAAAAGTATTATTAGGCGTTTAGCTTTAAACAGATGAAAACAATAATCTATAACCTTTTAAAGGTAGGCTACGACGGTGTTTTATTTTCCATTTGTTGCGGAGTGCTATTCTCGTTTTTCTTACCCATAAAACATTTTTTAATTTTTACAATTTTTGTTGTTTTCGCGGACACGGTGACGGGAATCCTTGCGGCAAAGAAACGAAAAGAGCCTATAACAAGCAAAGGGCTATATCGGACATCGCAAAAGATACTTACTTATTTTTGTGGCATCATGATTTTTCACGGAGCAAGTATAACCTTCGGGCTGCCTTCGCAGATTGTTTATTCAGTTAGCTTCTTAATATCATTCACGGAGTTATACAGCATTTCTGAAAACATAAAAGTAATTACTGGCGTTAATTTGGCAACAACTATTCTTAAATTCTTTAAAAAATAAAACTATGCAGACTAATTTAAAAGATGCTTTAAAAAATGCAGACACGGTTAAATCACCACTCGGTGACGTGGCTTGTTACTCAATGAACTTTGCGGAGCTTGCAAGTGAAATAAATGTTCATCTTGAAGGAAATAAAGTAAAGTTTACTTGGCGCGAATATATCCAACTTGCTCAAATCATTTGGGATAAGATTAAAGAAACAAGCCGTGAATGTGCAGGAAAAGAGATTGAGGTAAAACTTCCAGCAAAGTTATCAATCGTTGGTGCAGCTTTTGCACTGATTGGTTTTAAATTATAGGCGCAGACAGATTCGCTACCTTATGCGGCTTCAGGGAGGTATATTGATTTATGCCTCCCTTTAAAATATAAAATATGAAAGCAAGTAAATTTTGCGTATTCCTTGACGCAGGCCACGGAGGCATTGATGCAAAGAAAAAATTACCTTACAATTATACCACATATCCTTCAAAGTGCTTCCAGCATAATAACGCAAAGTTTCACGGTTACGGTTGGTTTTTTGAAGGCGTGTTCAACAGGGAAGTCGCGGCAAAGATTGAGCAGTATTTAAAGGACTGGGGAATGTCGGTGATAAATGTTTACGATCCTGTTATTGATATTAGCCTAACTAAGCGCGTAGCAAAGGCAAACATCAACGCCCAGAACTATGAGGCTTCTTTATACCTCAGCATTCACGGCAACGCGGCAACTCCAACGGCAAGGGGCTTTGAGGTGTTCACATCAAAGGGACAAACAAAGTCGGATATTTACGCCACGTTCCTTTTTAATGAGGCTCAAGAGGCATTTCCAAAATGGTTGTTTCGAACCGATACGATTGACAATGACCCAGACAAGGAGGAAAATTTCTTTGTCCTGAGTCAAACAAATATGCCAGCCGTCTTGTCTGAAAACGGATTCTTTACTAATTATAAGGATGCGTTAATGATGTTTGACCTAGCCTTCCAAAATACGTTGGCTTTATGTCATGCGCGCGCGGTCGTTGATTATGCAAAGACGCAAGGAGTTACGTTTTAAAATGGAAAGGGTTGACGCAATTGTCAACCCCGATTTCACCACTAATTTAGAACAAACGTAATCGATTTCTTAATTTATAATTTTATTTATAATCTTTAATGATAAATTTGTGACCGCCTCACCGTCCGTGCTTTTATACATACGATATGCTATTGTAAGCATTCTACCTTTGTCCATTGCCATCATTGGCGGGTTTAAGTCTGGGAGCAACGGCTCAAGATAAAACTTTAATAATGCTATTTTACTATTCAAACCGTCTGAATATTTGATCGGTTTTGGATAGGTTTTAGCAATCATTTCAATTTCCTTCCAAGTGCTTATCTCTATGCCATCAATTAATTCATTATTTTTTTTCATGTTTTTTTGTTTAATATACAGAGTTATACGTTATTTCTGAAATTATTGGCTGCCTATTTCTATTATACCCAACAGTATAACGACTTGCGCAACTTAGGCATATAAAATACTTTGCCATACATTTGCCTCCATTTTCTATATGCGAATAAAAAGAATCATCTTTAACTTCCCCATCGCAAATTGGACATTTATCATTCAGATATTTTCCAAATATCAAATCATGAGTATATTCTCTTTTCTCAGGCATTATTTTCTCCCTTGAAATATCAGCACAATCTTCGCACCATTCTCCAAAATCCATGTCGTTGCTTTCGGATTTGCAATTTTTACATATATAAATCATCTTTTCATATAATTTTTAGCCTGTAAAGCAAGAGTAAAACAGTCTATTTCGTCTTGACTTATTTTGGCTGGTTTAAAATTTGGTTCAAATTTGTAGCCTTCGTTTTGAAAAACTTTCATAAATATTTCTTTTCCCCATTTCTTACCTTTTTGCTCAGGGCTAATATTATAACCCTCATATCCATTTTCCTTAATCCATTCATAGGCTATTCTTGATGCTCCTTGGTTCATGCCCACGTTTCGGGACATACGGGAAAGGATCGCGCGGTTAATGGATGAGTTGAAAGTTACATTCTGGAGGCTGGAATCTTCCACCAGAACCACGGGGCGTCCGTATTGTGTCCACTTTGGAACGTCGAGGATAAAATCCACGAACCTTTTATATTTCGTGAATCTTACCTCTTTGTTTGGGTTTATAAAGCAAGCCGCCATTCCGTTTATCCTGATTGCTGGGTCAACTCCGATGTATGTTCTCAAAGTGTTATCGTTTGAAACGAAGTTACATAACCTTTATTTTCTTTTGGCGAATCTTCATTGACTTTTTTTGCAACGGGCTTTCTTTTCCTTCTTTTGATAACTTTAGGCTCATTTATTCCGTAGGCCTCAACTCCTTTGTCAACAAAGTTTATTTCCAGAAGGTAACCAAAAACAACGATTGTGCCAACAAATAGAAACATGGTTATAAATTCACCGCCTTGATATTGTTCCTGCAAGCCGAAGAAGATTTCTATTAAAGCCACAATAGTCGCGCCTAAGGCTATTTTAGGTGGGTAAGTACTTCTACCCTTAGTCGGGTTTAGAAAGTCCATGAAAACAACGGCAAAGCGTCCTAATTGTAAAATACTGGCTGCAATGATCGCCAACCAAAAGTCAATCGGTAAAAAAATGGCGGTTAAGTAGGCATTGATACCGTAGGTAAGAATGATTGTTAAAAGCATGATTGTTGGAATGTTATCCGATATGCTTTCAAAAGTCCATTTAAACTGAGTGTTGGTGAAATTCTTTTCCATTTGTTATGTTTTTTAGTGGTTGAAAAAAGTAGGGCAGCTAGGGGACTGCCCTGTAAGGATTAATTAATATTGATTGCAAACTTTTAAAAATAATTTATCAGCAATAATAACTGCTTCATTATATGTATCAGCAAATTTTTCAATCCAAACACCTCCTTCTTCATCAAATATTAAAATTGAATAATTATCAATATATGATTTTTCAATTACACAAGTAATAGTATTTATTGTGTTTACCTTTTTTTCTTTGTAAATTCCTTCTGCTGTCATTTTGTTGTTTTTTAAGTGGTGATTTATCGTTTGTTTGTTTCGATATGTAAATATAAATATAATTATTTACATAAAAAAATATTTACAAAAATAAATGAAAAATAATTCAAAAAACATTGTATTCTTTCTTCAAAGGGAAATTATCCCTTTTGATTTGCCAGTACTCAGCCATCAATGAGGCACGGAATTTGTAATCGGTGTCGGTGTGATAACCAGACTTATAAACACATTTACAAATAGATTCGTACAACTTTATTCCCTTGATCCTGTAATTTGCCTTCTTGCAGGCCGCGTATCTTCCTGAGTTCAAAACACCAGCCCAAAGCTTCATGCCTTGTTCCGTTGTTTCTGCACTCATAAATTTAGCTCTAATATATTTATTTTTACCTCTAATTACTTCGCGTGTTTTATAGGTTACAGTGCCATGACCTTTAAGAGCCTTAACTCCTCCAGCGTTGGCGTGTTTTCTCCAAAGTTCTGTTTCTACCCCCTGGCTTGTTGCCTCAATGATAAAAAAGGAATAAATCATGCTAACTGGGAAATCGGTTAAAACGTGAACGTTCATTAACATACTTTCATAGCAATAAGCAAGGTATATTCTACGAAGCTTTGCCCGGTCAACTTTTGCAAGGTTACGAAAGCCGCGACCTTCCAATGTTTGCCTAAGTTGTTCGCCTGATAGCTTGCGCACCTCCCAGCCGTATGAACGAGATCCGTATGCACTTTCATCTATTTCCTTTTTTTCATCTTTGCCCTGGATAGTAAGAGAGGTTATTTTGTGAACGTAAACAGTATCGCGTTCAATGATGGGAATAAAAGAAGTGTATTGGTAATTTGTATTAACTGGGGAATAAATCAACCCAACAACAAAAGCGACTCCAACGGCTCCAGCTACTTGATATGGCAGCCTTTTATTTTGTGGCACGTATGTCTCGATAATTGGATTTTTCATTTTGGTTGTTTTTTAAGTGGTTAAAAAAAAGTAGGGCAGCTGAGGGACTGCCCTGGGAGGTGGTTGATTATTTTCTTTTATTTAATTCCATTACGCAATAATGAATTTCATCCTGATAATAGCCATTTTTTGGATTATTAGGCATTGCGCATATTGCTTCTTTACAATCTTTAATTATAAATCTTAAGCAATCATTACTTAATGATTTTACTTTTTTCTGGTACTCTGAGTGATTAATCTGAATCATTTTTGTTGTTTTTTAAGTGGTGATTTATCGTTTGTTTGTTTCGATATGTAAATATAAATATAATTGTTTACATAAAAAAATATTTACAAAAATAAAATAAAAAAAAATCCCGTACCAATGAGATACGGGACAAAAACAACTTAAACATTCACTCATTTACCAAAATTACAAATACTTATTTCTTTCTTAGGTACATCAATTCCCAGTTCTTTAAATTTCTTAATAGCTTCTTCGATCGTTGGCGCTTCGGTTATTACCTTACCTGACTTCCATTTAATTTCCCATTTCATGAGTACCATTTATTTACAGTGTCAACAATAAAATAAATGGCAAAAGATAAAGTCAAGATGCCTCCAGCGGCTACAATGATAAGCGCTAAATCCTTAATTAATTTTTGTTTTTCGTTTTCTGTTAACATGATTCCTTTTTTTCTTTTTGTTTTTTACGATACTCAGCCTGATAAGCCTTGATTTTTTCAATGTTTTTGTAATAATACGCCTTGTTTTTGTCGTAATTTTTATTCTTACACTTAGTTTTATTCTCCTCGTATATCCTTTTTTTGTTCTCAAGGTTTTTCAACCGCCTTTTTTCCTTTTGAAAATCGCTCATGTTTCGGTAGTATTTTTTCATATACTCCGATTTCCATGCTTTTTTTTCTTCGTCGGTCATGGCTATTTGTTTAAATAGTTTTTTGAAGGCACTGGATCTTTTCCCTGGTCTTTGTACTTAGCATCCGCTTTACTGGCATAATCAGTGGAAGGCATTTCTGAAATATCATGATAACAGATTTGCGCAATCTTCATTCCAGCATATATCTTGATTGGCTGTACACAGGATAGTTCAAGCGTCCAATGTCCCGAAAAACCAACATCACCATAACCCGCGGTAATGTGGATAAATAACCCTAATCTTGCTAAGCTTGATTTGCCGTGCAAAATTGGAACGTGGCGAAAGGTTTTTGTATATTCAACCGTGGAGGCAAGATAAAGGATACCAGGTTGCAAAATCATTCCTTCCTGTGGAATAGTAATTTCTGCAGTTTGAGGCTTTTTCCTGACGTCAAGAACATGGTCAGTGTACATGATTAACTTATTGGACAAAGTAAGGTCAACGCTGTTTGTACCAATGTTTGACCTAACAAGTGGCTCGATAACTATGTTACCTTCGATAATTTCGTCAATGATTGTTTTGTCGGTTAGAATCATTTTTCTAATTTTTTATAAGTTTCGTTGTAATATTGTTCTGCTGATATAGTTATAAAATTTCCAGAATCTGAAAGGTAATCTCTTTCATCTCCATGAGCATCCATTATCTGCTCTTTTTCCATTTCTTTAGCTTGTTTTAAAATGCCTTTAAGATATAGCCTTTGGTCAAAATTTAAATGAATTATTATTTCATCATTAAACCATTCAACTGCCGTTTGCTTGCTCATTTCTTTAAATCATTTAGTTCTGGGTGAGTAAAATAAAACTCGGTCAACATTGCTGCATTGCACATTAAGTGTGCGGAGTGCAAAAGCCCACTTTCAGCGTCAATCATTTCACCAAGTCGTATGGCTTCCAAATGTCTCATTGCGGAGGCAATGACAACGGAAAACGGAAACCCTTTTTCCCAATTACGTTCCTCATATTTTTCAAGTCCCTGAGTCCATACCTTCGCATATTCCCGTTGCGCTATAGCTGGGCAAAGGTCGTACCTTAGTTTATTTTCGTTTAACCTTATGCCGCCTTTAAACTGGTTAAATTCTTCTTGAACTGTCATTTTTTTAATTATGAGAATGTAAAAAACTGGTGTACGTTTTGCTTATCTCCTTACAAGTCTGCTCAATTAATACAATTGCTTTTAATAGTTCATCCATCTCAAAGGTATGGTTTAATTCAAAACTTTCCCCCGTAAATTCTAAGCCGTTCTTAATTCTCCTTGTTCCCAGCCAATTAATTTGGCACTCAGGAATCTGGTCGCCGTTGACAAACATTGCCAGCGCGTACACTTTCATTTGTAGGCTTGTTTTCAAGGTGTCCATTGTCCACGGTTTGCCTGAGGTTTTAAAATCAATGACCCTGTTGTTATGAACGTCCCACGCGTCGATAAAACCTTTGACTTGAATGTCGTTAATACTCATACTAATTTCTTTCTCAGCCTCCAGCCCTTTCATGGGACGTATTTTCTCAATGTAAAAATCGGGGAAGGTGTCCATGATGATACCATCTTTAATATACGCCTCGGTATCTTCGGCAAATTGTTTGCCAAAGTTCATATAAATGGAAGGCTCTTCAGGAAGGTTAAGAAAGTAACGGTTAATATACTTTTGGCGGTCGGAGTACCAAAGGTTTATTTGGCTAACTGAGATATATGGTTTTGGTAAAAGCATTGTACTTTGTTTTTTGTATCGGTAAATCCCCAGCCATTTTTCAGGCTGGGGCAAACATACCAATATGAAATTAAAAATATTTTCCTATCTGAATAAAGATCGTGGCTGCGGCTGGTTGCGCTTGCGCTGGTTCTAAACCTGAGGCTTGCAACTGCTGAAATATGTCGGCATAAATACCAGTCATAAATGTTGCCTTTTCGCTTATTTCTTCAGCTGTTAATTTACCGTTCGTTTTAGGGGCTACATTTGCCGCCTGCTGCACGTTATTTGTTTCCGTGGGTGTTTGTACCTTTTCAGGTATTTCGTTAGCCGTAACCATGTCAAAAGCCACCTTGTAACTTTTGCCGTCGTGGATAATAGTAACGACATCGTCTTTCTTTAATGCCATCAACTTGTTATCGTCTGGTTTGCCGTACACACGGATGTCCGTACCGTTATCCAAAGTAATTGCGGCGTTAATTGAGGGACCGTATTGACCTTCAAAAACTTTGCCTGCTGTGTATTTAACCCTTCCTTTGAGAATATTCATTACCCATGTTTATTTGAAAGTTTTGAGAATCGTACCACATTTGTTTTTTGTAGTCACTTATTTTTTTCCAGTCTATTTCATCATTGTAATGAATATAGTTTCCTGAGACAAACCATTTTTCAAGTTCGCCAACTCCGCGCTGCCTCCACCATTTTTTCAGGTGAAGGGGTTCAACAATATGGGAAGGGCAAACGGTTAATGAGACGTTTAATGCAAATTCCTGTATTTTCATTTTGTAGGTATTTTTTCCATTTCATTAATAATTCTGCTACATTCTTCAACTAATCCATCGCTAAGTTTTGTTGTCCATGACTTCTTTTTGCCCATTGAATGAGCTAAAAATCTATTGCTCATGTCAACTATTTCGTCTTTGTAACATTGGTAAGGATTCTTTTTATAAAGGTCGTATGTGCTAGATATATATCTGAGTGAAAACATATACATATCCAGTGCTATACGCCAAGATTCTTCTTCTTTTTCCTTTAATAAGTCAAGTTCTTCTTTAAGAGAATTAGAATAATCTTTGTAAAGATTGCCTTCAAATTTAATTGGTAAAGTGTCCATAATTGGTTGTTTTTAAAGTTGTTTATTAATCGTTGCAAATTTGCCAAAGGTCTTCGCATTCATCTATCATTGGAACAAGCATTCTTGCGCCAACGTTTTTCTCAGGATATTGCTCAAGGTAAGCGGAATCAACCTCAAAAGAATGCAAGTCAATTAAGTAATCAGGAGAATTTTTAAAGGTTTGCCCAAATAAGCCAAAGCCGCATGAAAAAACCACGTTGACAAAGTATTTTTTTCTTTCGTCGCCCAGTGGAATGCGGGCTGTAAATTTTGTAATCTTCATGATTGGTTCTTTTTAAATGTAAAAATATGGCGTGGTTAGCGCCATCTTTGTTCAGCTTCTTTAGTGTCCTCGTGTAATTTATTTAAATACTCATTTGCCATTCTTGCGGTAATTGGCATTTTGTTAGCCTCCCATTCTTCGTCAGTGCAACCCTGTGATTTTACTGCGAGGTAAACAGTCTTTACAAATGCAGCGTCGGCTACTAATTCATGTACTTTGTCAAAGTGATTTCTTAATTCGGTCATTGTCATCATGATTGGTTGTTTTTAAAATGTAATTAAATTATGCACCAAGAATACGTTGTGTAATTATTTCTTAAAAACCTATCGCATTCTTTCTTTGTCTTAAACTGTCTTATAGTTATTAGTCCAGTCTTTTTGTTTTTTAGTTCTAAAATTTGTGGCTTTTTCATGATTGGTTGTTTTTGTTATTTTCAATATGTAAATTTAAATATAATTATTTATATAAAAAAATATTTACAACATTATTTTAAAAAAAAGTGGGAAATAAATTATCTCCCACCATGAAAACCAGATTGCATGAAAATTATGCCTTATTCAAGACGATCCTCCAGACCGCCAACTTTTGCGCTATGATAATCGCCCTCTTTTTACCTTCTTCTTCCACCCGATGCAACTGAGTTTTAAAATCAATGTAACTGTCGGCTTGTATCTTTTGTTTCTTTGCTATTTCCTGAGCCTCTTCCCAAATAGCTCGTTTTTCTCCCTCAGCGTAACCAATTAACCCCGCCGACATTGCGGCGTCGTACCAATAGGCTGGCACATCTTCGTATGATTCACCTTTAAAGCCGCTTAACATTTCGGGAAATTCTGCATAAAACTTGCGCTTTGCCTCAATCTGTCTTTGTTCTTCCTGTAACTTTGCTCGTTTCTTTTCATCTTCCATATCCACGGTAAAATAAACCTTTTGCCTCCAGTTGATATAAGCGGTTAAAATCCTTCCAATGGCAGCCAAATCAACTTTGCCGTATAACTTATGGTCATCAATGTTCAATTCTTGCCGTGCAAACTTTTCGAATGCAAGTTTTATTTCATCAACGGCAATTAATTTATAAGTGGTAATAAACTGGGTCACTTCAACCAAGTGTTCTGGGCTTGCCTCAATTCCATACAGGGGCAAGATGTTTTTAACAACCTCGTTAATTTTAGGTAGGCTTTCAATGATGCCTGTTTTAAATAATCTTTTTTCTCGATTGTCGATAACAATTTGAATGTCTTGTATCTTTTCCTCGATTGTCATTGCAATAGCTGGTAAATTCATATAAGTTGGTTTTTATAATTGTAAATATAAATTAAAATAAATTAATCCCCACAAAAACAATCAATGTTTGGTTCATCAAATAATTGCGGGTTTAAAGCCAAATGTTTTAAAGTAGTCATTGGAAAATCTGAATGAAATTTACTTCCTATTTTTTGCTCCATATCAATCCACCATTGTAAGCGTTCGGGCATTAAATGTGCCTGTGCTACTTTCTTTTTTAATCCTTTAAGAAAGCAAAAGTCGCAATTTCCATGTTCGCTATGAATATTTAAATCAAAGTCTTGTTGTTTCCAAAAATTTAAAACATCTTGCTTTGTTATGTTAAAATCCCACAATGGAAATAAATATTCCCACCTATCTTTTTTAGCCTTGTTTTTCATTTTATAGTATCGGTTAGGTTCATCTCTTCTTATTCCTACGGCTGCGTCCCATTCCTTAAAACCTAAACTTTGCAAATACTTTGACATTGGTTTTATCTTTAAATCGCTCGTGCAAAATCTTGTTACCCTGTTTGGCAAATAATTTCTTTTATCAATCAACTGTTCAAAAGGTTTGCCATCTCTTGAAGCCGTAATGTAATTTACAACGTTAAATTTTTCTTCTGGACAAAATTCAATCCAAACTACATTTAAATTCCAAGCCAAATCACAAGCGTTTACAAAGTCCAATGTCTCAGGCATTTCTTTTCCAGTATTGGCAAAAGTAAAAATCAATTCATCTTTTGGATAATTATCAATCATAATCTTTGCCATCATTGCTGAAGAACGACCACCACTAAAACTTACTTGTATCATGTTATTGTGTTTGATATTTTTTCATCGCCTCAGCTAAAAGCCTGTCAACTTCATCGTCGTACGCCTTTTTCTTTGCCGCTGGTGACGAAGTTTGATAAGCCGTGTAAACTTTGTTCGCCTGTCCGTATAAAATGGCTGGGGTAAAATTGGCTTTTAACCATTTGTCAGGCAGGCTCCAAGCGGCTTGCAAAAATACTTTTAATGCTTCATTCGTATCGTTATTTCTATCAACTTTTTCAATCCACCGCAACAAATATACCATGCCTCCAGCATCTTTGGGGCTCATAATATAATGTCCCTTTTGATCCGTGGGATACGCGGCACCAGATAACTGTTCAAAGGTTTGGCAGAACACGGTGAAAGCTTCGTATGTCGGGTTTGGCTTGCGCTCGGGTTTTGGCTCGGCGTCCGTTACCTTTTCTTTTTCCTTTTTGCCGCAACTTTTTGATTTTTCTTTTTCAACAAGGCTCACTAAGGTAAAAGGATTTACTTTGGGACTTTGAGAATCATCAATTGTAATTTTTTCAAAGGTCGAAAACTCGTTTTCAAAATCTAATACTTTATTCTTGTTAATACTTGAATTAGGTAATACTTCAAGGGGCTTTATTCTTGAAGGTGTCCCCCCTTCAGTGGTGAATACCCCTCCCTCTTCATCAGTAAAGGGGGTGGTGTCTAAAATTGACATATTTTTACCTGTGACAAATACGCCAATAAATTCCGTTTCAATTTTATAAAGGTTACTTGTTTGGCTTCCATCGGGTCTAAACCTTTGTTTTACGCTTATAATTTTTCTTGTTACCAATTCATTTTTAATCCTTAAAATCTTTGAATCGCTAAATCCAGATTGCTCAATTAATTTTTTGTTTGAAGGAAAACACATACGATTTTCATTCATAAAATTAACAATGTGGCAAAGTAGAAATAATTGGTCAGGTGTTACCTGGGGCAAAAGCCTTGTATCTATGTTTATCATAATTAAATATAAAAAACCCAGAAG